ATTATGTTTTTTATTTTATATTATTAATTTATCGAATAAAAGAACCGATATTTAATTTTTTTATTGTAATTAAACACAAATATTTTAAAATTAAAAGAAAAAAATTTTAATTTAATATATAAACGTTCAAATTTAAAATTAATCGAGAAAACGCTTTGCTTGTGCTTATGTGCTTTTATTTTCTTCTGGTTTGTCCTTGGTGGTTGCACTAATTATAATGGGTATTAAAACATAAAGAAGTACCCCTAAAATAACTAACCCAATAATAATATTAAGTTTAACCTTTCTCCAATACATCAATCTTTCAAGTTCATGTGATTAATTCTTAAAGATATTAGCTTGGGCACTAAGCCCCGCGCCTTTATCATCTAATCGTTGAAGATCTTACTAGTTATCAAGAACATTTTTTATATTTTATTGCATAACCGACTATACCTCATTTATGTTATTCATTGCTTCTTCAATAGCAACAATTTTCTTCAAATCATTGTATTTTTTGAATAATTCATTCATAGAGTTTTTAGTATTGTATTTGAGAGATTAATTATCTAATTATTCGTAGTCCCCGAGTCCTTCTAACTACTCTTTATGTTTTTAAATCATATCATATGCGTGGCGTTCAGGGTAAGAGGATGTGGCTAGTATTAAATAGAATATTTTTTTTCCATCCATTAAAGTAAACCAATTCCCGAATTTACTATTGATTTTTTAACGTTCCTCAGGATTGAGGTTAAGATTAATTAACTAACTTATTACTTTCTTACATGCTATTTTGTAGTTTTCAGTTTAAGAACTATCAGAAGAAATGTAATTTATTAATTCATCGCTCTATACTCTAGTAAATGTAAAGAAGAGAACTTTTTTTTCGTCCATTTTTAATGAAATTTGTATTATAAAATTTTAAAAATAAAAATTAGAATTTAAAATAATAAAGTTTAATAAATTTATCAAAAAATGTATTAAAAAATTTTGTTTATTTTAAATTTAAAATAAAAATTTTTCCAATAAAATAAAAAATTTTAGTTAAATCGAAAATAAATTAATTGACGAATTAAGATTTAATTTAGATTTATAAAAAAAATATATATTTTACCATTCGAAATAATTTTTATACAAAATAAAAATATTAAAAAAGTGAAATGGGTGCTTGTTGTGCGGCAAACACATAAGATGAAAAAAATTTCGAATTAAAAAAAACTACGATATATATAGAAATAGAAGATACTGTACAAGTATATCGAATAAATTTATACATTAGGAATGCTAGAAATTATGAATAGAATCAAGATAAGTATCAGATGACCACAAAGAAGATGATGAATAAGACGAAATATGCAAATAATCATATGAACCCCCATAAATCAGCGATAAAAACACGTGTGAAGAATCCCCTTAAAAAACCTCGTCTAAAAATACTACATATGAAGAATCATATAAGGTACCTTATATTTGAAAAATTAAAAGCGGCATGCCCCAGATATTTCTATGGCCAAACCAGTTTTAGAATACCCTGATAATTATTAAAACGCCCTATCCATAAAAATTCTGGAAATCATGGGTTCTTTTATCTACGATGAGTTGGAAAATGACTCAGATATACTTCTTTTGGGACTCCATATATTTGAAAATGAATCAATTTATATAGGACACTGGAAAAATGGTTATAAGCACTCCTCCGGCAAACAAATCTGGAAAGATGGACAAATATACGAAGGATACTGGAAGAATAATAAAGGTTTTATAAGACTATTATATAAACAGCAAACGGGAGAGGCAGGTTGATCCATGCCGACGGCGATGTATATGAAGGAGAATGGATTGATGACAAAGCACATGGGAAAGGCCTTTACATGCACCGGGATGGGGCGAAATACACAGGTGAGTGGTATGAAGATAAGCAGCATGGGTTGGGGTATGAAACTTGGCCAGGTATGATAAGTTGAATATATATATAGATGGGGCTAAATATACAGGATAATATAATATGGGTAACAAACATGGTAATGGATAATTTATATGGTATTTAAAAAAAATAAATGAATAGGGGTGATGGAAGCACTTACGATGGCCAATTTTAAAATAATTATATATAAGGAACAGGCGTCTACTCATGGTCTGATGGTAGGAAATATAACGGACAATGGAAGAATGATAAAATGGAGGGCCATGGTGAATTCCATTTTTCCGATGGGAGGGTATACATTGGTCAATATTTGGCCGATAAAAAACATGGATACGGAGTATTCTCGTGGCCGGACAATAGATAAGTAAGCTCCTTATATATATAAATTTCAGTTTAGAGGGACTTGGGAGAACGGAAAACAACACGGTAGAGGGTTCTACCGTGACTCAAAGCTTATCGATAGAGAGGGGGTATGGAACGAAGGGAAAAGGATAAGATGGCTGCACGCCGAACCTGAATGATTCCAGAAAAGAATAAAAATATATAATTTTTATTCGTTATTTGTAATTTTTATATTTCAAAATTCGTCTAATTTTTTATGCACTTTACTGAACTTCGTTGAGGTGTTAAATCCATCAAATTTGTAGTTGCTTGGGAAACCTTGGGTGAAGGTATTGTCTCCTGGAAAGTATTTCGGAGGCATGTCACTTGGTACTGGAAGCATTTTACCGTAGGTTCGGTTAGTGGTCATATAGAGAGGGTTCTTGCAGGCGGGGTCGATGATCGGCTCCGGGTATTTATAATCCTCAGCCTTAACTGGAAACTTCTTAGGAACTATTAATGTCCTCAGGAATTGTTATACAACAGGATCTTCTGTCTTAGGTGGGTCTGAGAATGAGGCCGCAACTGTCTGGTTCTTAAGTAATTTTTCTCTACGTTGGAAATCCTTAAGGGTTCCCACCACTTCGGCATAGGTGGGTACCTCTCTAGTCTTTTGTTCTAATATATACGTTCTACCATAGCTCTAAGAGGTTTGATTGTAAGTAGCTGGGCATCCATACCCTCCCTGAGTTTCCGAATAATTTTAATTTTTTTTTAACATATTTTTTAAAATTTTATTATTAAAAATGATATATATTTTATATAATCACTGTTGCTTGCATTCTGGTTTTTCGCCTCCTTTTTCTCCACCCTCAAGTTAATCGCCTGATTTTTTGCCTTTGGCAGCTTTCTTGCCTTTTTTTACCTATGGGGTTTATTTAATAAATTTACTGGTTTGACGTCCTCTTCCTCATCTTCTTCCTCCTCATCTTCGTCTTCGAAACCTTCTTCATCATCTGCTATCTTGACTCCTAAATAATACTCCAATGAGTAAGGGATTACATCATCGACTAATTGGAAACCAATATCAAGGTCAAGATTTTTTTTTTCCTCTGCTTTGAAATTTTCTTCGGCTTCTTCATCGTCTTCCCCTCCTTCAGGAGCAGATACATCCTTGAAGAAGTTGAAAAAGCTGTCTTCATCAACTTCCTTAGAGATAACTCTCTTTTGACCTGATTTTTTATTTTTCTGAGTTTTTTTGACGGTTTTGACGGTAATGTTTTTACCTTCTTTCCAATTTATTTTACAACCTTCCGTTTTATCGCAATCTTCATCTCCTTTCATGAAGAATTTTTTTTATAGGGTTGAGTCTGTGAAATATTCGTTTTCACTAAACTTGAAAGTTACTGTAAAATCGTCGGTGTTGTCACACTTTTAGTAAGAGATGGATTTTAAATATTTTAAGACTTATTCATCTTTTTCAGAGATTTCGGAGGCAATTATGTCGGATTTCTTCAATACTTTCAACCAGTAATCAGAGATGCATTAGGAGACTTCTCCCATGGAGGCTGCTTATTTTTATTCAGCTTCTGTCAAAAAAGTAGCTGAATTTGCTAGTTCTGCTTATGTGATTACTCGTCCGTGAATAATTTGGTTTTGCTAGGGGGAGGTTATAAATATAAAAAATTACCTCCTCATAAATGGGTAGGGATAGGGCATCGTATTTAGCAGTAACAAGCTTCATTTCTTTTTCATATTCCTCATCTAATTGTTTTTTTCTATCAAGGTGGTGGTTTAAGGCAACTAAAACTAATTTATCTTTAAAGTTTTCTGTTTTTTTTATAGCTTCTTATATTTATTCTTCTAATTCTTTGCTTGGATCTTTCTTCTATTGTGATTAATTGAATTTATAATACTTCTTCCATTTTGAGGTAATTTGCTTTTTAATTTTAGATTTTTAATTTGAGCTAAAATAAAAAGCGCACTTATATTATAAATTATCCGCTTTTAAATATTTGGAAAAATGGATTGGAGGAGAAATGGCTTAACCAAAAAAGGACAGTCAGGGGGGGGGGTTAAAATATAAGAAATTAAGATTGTATAAATTAAATATTTCATTTATTAATAATTTGTTATTTTAACCCTCTTTGTTCTAGCGTTAGTAACATCTTTACATATTCAGATTCGTTAAGATCTTGTTAAGGCCATCGGAGCTTTCCCATCTCTAGACCATACCAATCTTTCATTAATCTTTTATGAGCGGCGCCTAATCCTGGTTTATTCAAATATTGGGTTAAAACCCTGCTTATTTATTACATCTCCTGTAACTCCTCAATTTTCCCCTCCTAGTATAAATCAAACATTTTTCTATAAAACTAACCGGCCACATTGTATTGGATTCCAATTGTCCCTTGTGCTCCAGCCGCGAAGGCAGATACCAGACCATCTTCATAACCAACTAAACACGTGAAACCATTATCAACTACCTATCCCATGTCAACGCAATCTACACCAGTGTACTTGCAGCCAACAATGTTATTGGCAAGAGCCTTAGCCATTGTCAAAGTTATATGTACTGGAAAATTAACTGCATTTCTTGTTGGAAAATGGTAGTAATAAAACGGTGTTTCTTTAACTTGATTAGCCACCTCCGAGATGATCCATGCAACTTATTGATTTGATTTTGGTGTAAAAAAAGAGGGGGTCAGCATTGCTATACCTTGAACCTTCAGGGATTAAGCGTGCTGAGCTAACTCTATTACATCGGCGAATGCCTCACAAGCAACCTATGCGATAACATAGAGCTTTCCTTCCTTTACTTCTTTGGTAGCCATGATCGTTTCGAGTATCCTCTTTCTTTCATCTACAGTGATGGATAGGTATTCCCCGGAGGTGCCGTTAACAAATAGCCCATTATTATTTTATTATTCTAATACTTATATATATTCTGGTATCTGGGGGTAATTAACTTACCCGTCTTAAGTGAACGGTGTGAGAGTGGCGGCCATTACTCCAACAAATGGCTTTACTCTTCCATTGAATTATGTCCAATCGGCCATAAAATACGTATTATTTAAGATATAAATTTAATATACAAATTTCAAGTATTAAAAATTTAAATCAATTCATCGGAGACCGCTGAAGGAGTCAGTGTACCTGCATCAGTAAATAAGTAGGTGATGAGATGAGGGGGGGTGAAATCTATATCGGGGTTCTCAAATTAAGACTCTGTCTTTTTGTCCGATGGGAACAGATTTTAAAGGTCCTTTTGTTATAGGGGGTAGAGACGGGTGAACTTATAACTCTCCGCCACTACATAGAAGGGCTTCTTTAAGGATTTAGCGCACAGAGCAACTGTGTATGTCCCAATTCTATTGATGATTCCTCCATTTTCTGTCACGTTCTCTGCCCCACTGAGTACGAAATCAGCGTTATCTAATGCATATCCCAATGCCGCGTCAATAATGATTTTGCAAGGAATATTTTCCGCTTAAAGACGTTAATACATTTTTTTTCCTTCTTAGCTTGGATGTGTTTCACATATCAAGCATTGAAACTTTATTCCTTCTTTGTAGCAAAAAATAGTTGCTTCTGCTACGCACGAGGAATATCCATACAGCAAGACAGTCTAAAATTATAAAATATTTTGGTGGGGGATCCCCTATCGACACCTCTCCTCCCCCAATCCTTAAAAAAATTACGTTTCCATTTTGGAAAAGTTTAAGGCAGACTTTTCGAATTTTGCTGCGACTATTAGAAGTTATTTCCAAAAGATTTTTAGCAATTTCTTATAAATTTTATTTTATCTCAATCATTCCTATCCCCCCATCCGTGTAACTAAGTCTTTTATTGAGATATTACAAGAATATCTTCGTCAGACTTCTCAAAGATAAATTTGATTTATATTAACCCAATATGTTCTACTAAAGTGCCATCTCACAAATATATTCCGCGGATAATTTTATAGACTATGTTAGACCCTACATAGTTTATTCTTTACTGTCCGCTATAGTCTAAATAAGAGTCCTAATAAGATTGGATGCAAAATCTGTAACTTCTCCCTCTTTCCTGCATATGTTTTCAAAATAAAAGTAGGCTTTCTGGCGGACGTCCGTTTCCTGTAAATTTAGTTCCATATGTTAATTTATAATTAATTAGCAATAAATTCCAATTAAATGAAACTTAGTACTATTCAAATTATCGCTAACGCTCACTCTATAGAGGGGCTCAAACGGATCAAAAAAGAACGCAATTAAACTCTCATGCTCATTAACAACATTATTTTTATTGATAATGACCGATTTGCGGCCTCCACTATAGTAGACGGGACTGTCAATATTTGGAAAATAAACTAGGGGATGGAAACCTCATTGGTGCATACAATAGACAAGGCTACTGGGTGGATAGACCATATGACTATATTTAAAAATCTCCTGGTGGTTTTCCATAAGCAGGGGGATTTAAGAGCATACGATACAAAGACTTTTTCACTAATATACAGAAATAAAACAAATAGAGACAGGGATAAGATTGATTACATAAACTTAGAATAAAAAGGGATGATTGTGCAGGCGACTAGATGTAATAAAATTCTATTCCTGAACTTAATGAGAGGGGGGAGGATGGTCAGTAGTATTTCCCTTGATACATAGATCTCAACATTTAAGATATAAACAAACTCAATATACATAGGTACTGATGAGGGTATGGTAGTAAAGTATGAAGGATAGTATAAGTTCTCTAAGGTGTACTCCCAAAAATGTCATATAGGGCCTATTCATTAACTAATATTTCTTTGAAATAGTCTGATAACTGCTGGATATGATCGTAAAACGAAATTTTGGAATTTATCAAAAAATGAAATTTCTCTTATAAAAAATTTTGATTTTAGCATTGACAATATTATAAGACTGAGCTCTTATTTATTCCTTTTTACTCCTTTTCCGGACAGAACAAGTTAAGGTGAGACCTACAAGCTATAGCTAATGAACACAAATAACCTTTTTAAGGACCCCCTGACATCAATATTCACATCAGATACAAACTTCATAAGCTGCTTTTAGACGGACAATACGTAGAGTTTGATAGTGATAGGTTAGAGGCCAAACTAACTGCAAATTTGTAAAATATATAAGAAAATAAATCGTAAATTTTATGATAAAAAACAAATAAAAAAAATAAAATTTAATTGATTTTTTTGTATGTAATATAAATTTCATAAATTTATTTTTTCTTCGGTTTCGTTAAGCCAGCTGACTCTTTTGCCCTCGCTCCATTCCCCCTCACGTTCAACTAATTTAGAATTTATATAGAAGCCTTTCCCGTGTTGTTTGCCGTTTTCCCAGAAGCCCTTATACTGTCTATTGTCCGGCCATGAAAAAACTCCGTAGCCTTATTTCTTGTCGTCTACGTACTGCCCGACATATTTTCTGCCGTCTAGATTACTTAAATAAAGATGGTTACCTGACCAAGTGAACTCTCCTGATCCATCCATTTTATTATTTTTCCAATCTCCAAAGTATTTTCGTCCATCTGACCATGAATAAACCCCCTTCCCTTAAATATTATTATTTTAGAATTCTCCGTCATAGATACTCCCATCACTCCTATTAAATAATTAAACAAGTATTACCATACAAAAAGTCCTTTACCATGCTTTTTACCCATCTCATAACAACCTGTGTACTTGGCGCAATCCAGCCAATTCTCCTCTCCCATACCATGCTATTTGTCCTCAAACCACTCTCCTTCATACTTCGCTCCATCTAGATGTATATAAGCTCCTTTACCATGGGCTTTATCCTCCAGCCAATTACCTTCATATACGTCGCCATCGGCATGGATCAAACGACCTTTCCCATTAGCTTTTTATATAAATATAAAATAATTCTACCAGTATTATTTTACCAATAACCTTCGTATACAGATCCATCAGTCCATAATTATTTTCCCTTTCCGTGTCTTAGTCCGTTTTTCCACTGTCCTACATATACAGCACCGTTTTCAAATTAGTAAGGACCAAGTTCTATTGCATCCTTATCGTCATCCTTTATATCGTATTGGAATGATCCCATTTGGTCTTATATTTTCCTACTTGCTCCATTATAATAATCTGGCTCTTTATCGATTTTTTATGCAACTTGAATTGTTGGAACGTGAAGCTGATGGGTTAGACTGAAAAATTTACTTTCTCAAGGTCTGTGAGTTCGTATTCGTTATTATTTGATTGCTATTATTCTTCATGTACTGGGGCGGTGCCAGCGACAGCTTTAACTTCAATTTATTATTAGTGTTTTCTGACCTCTGGACAATCTTATTACTTTATTATATTAAATAGTATAGGGAAACTTATGTTAGATCTTCATTTATTTCATTTTCTTGTTCAGTTTTTTTTAGATCTATTGTCTTTCCTTCCTAATGACCTGTAGTAGCGCAGCAAGCTCCCATTGTGGATATATTTTATAGAAAATAGAAATAGTTAGATAGAAATTAATTTATAAATAAGTTAAATTATCAATTCGATTAATTTTATTTATACAAAAAATAAAAATTATATTATAATTTTTTTTTAATTAAATTATATTATATGTTTTTTAAATAAAAAATTAATTTAAAATAAAAAAATTATCTACGCTGTAAAAATTAATATAAGGCTTTAAAAAATGAATAATATAAAAATAAT